ATGTTGCTTTAAAAAACTAATAATTTATTTACTTAAAAAATACATCATAATATCATTAGAAAAAAATCCATTACATCTTTGTTTTATTATAGTATTATCTATTTCTTTTAATGGTATATCAATAAATACTATATTATTTGTATTTTTACTATTTAATTTAAATAATAAATCATAATTTTTATAATCTTTATTACAACCTAATATTATTCTAGCAAACTCAATATTTTTATTATTTTCATTATTATTTTTAATGTATCCAGAATACTTTATATATCTTAATACTTGTTCAATAAAATCAATACCATCACAATACAATGGTTTAATTTCGTTTATTGTATTAAAAAAATGTGATGTCATTTCTAAATCTTTAGCAATAGATGTAATATAAATTGTTGGTAGAAAATTATTTCTAAATTCTGAATATTTACTTAGTATCATTAATCTTAAAATCTCAATTTGTTTTAATTCATAATCTTGATTTTTTTTTAATAATACTATATTTTTTAAATAAGATTGATATTTCTTATTACTATTATTAGTATTAGTATTATTATTTTTATAATTAATTTCATTTTTTATAATAGTATCTAAAGTATTTTTTTCCAATGCTTTTATAATGGTATATCTTTCTATATATAAAGGTTGTATTATAGAATCTTGTAATAATAAATCTAATAAAATATAAGTTGAATTCATATCCCCATTCCAAAATATGTAAATTATATTATTTATATTATTATTTGTATTATTAGTTGTATTATTAGTTAATATGGTTAAATTTGGTACTCCTTTAATTACTTCACAAGGTTTATAATAAGTTTGATTTGATGTTTCTTTTGTATTATTCATATATCGATTTGTTAAATATGTAAATGTTCCTAATCCTAAAAATGATAGTCCAGTCCATAAATGATTTTTATTTAATGTTAACGTTACTAAATCCATTATTTATACTTTTTCAAATAATTTTTCAAATAATTTTTCAAATATATTTATAAAATAAATTATAATTTATTATGAAATAAATATATACTTAATATAGAATAAATAAATAATAAAAAATCTAAATACTTATTAATAAGTTATTTATAATTATTTGTAATTAATTTTAATTATTAAACTATTTTTAATAAATTTAATATGAATAATAAAATGAATAATAATAATGTATCTTATAAACACACTAGTTTAATACACGAAAATTATTGGTTTCAAGATTTAAGTAATACTATTTTTAATTTAGATTATGCATTAAAGATTGTTCCAGAACAAAAAATGACTTATCCTGAAAAAATTAATTCTCTTGTACGTTTAAGTATCTATTTAGGGCTTATATTAGGGCTTTTTTATAATAATTATTTGTATTTATATATACCTATTATTACAATGTTAATGACTTATTTGTTATATATATTTCGTTTAGAACAACTTGAAACTGTAAGAGCTCAAGAAGGTCCCCATACATCATTAAGTGATTTAAAACATAATTTAAAAAATAATATTTCTAAAGAAGATTTATCTAAATTAAAAAAAAAATTAGGATTAAATAGTATGAATATTGATACTATGAATGATGAAGATTTTCAAAATATTTTAAACATGAAAACTTGTTCTAAACCATCAACTAATAACCCATTTATGAATGCTCTTGTTTATGATAGTAGAACAAAAGACCATTCGTGTGACCCTATTAATCCTAAAAATCAAAACAAAATAGAAGAAGAATACAATAAATATTGTATTAAAGATATAAGTGATATATACAATCATAATAGCGGAAGACGTCAATTTTATACAATGCCTTCCACAACATATCCTAATAACCAAGAAGGATTAGCCAATTGGCTTTATAAAACCCCACCTACATGTAAAGAAGGGAATGGTGCTCAATGTGTTGCTAATTATTATACACCATTAAACTCAAGTCTTCTTACTCCTGGATACGGTTCATCTATTTAGACTAATTTACTTATTTTTTCTTAATTTTCTTAATTTTCTTAATTTACTTAATTTACTTATTTTTCTTAATTTTCTTAAAACTATTAATTATAACTTTATTTTTGTCTAACTCTATAGTAAGTAATAATTATAAATATAATTAATTATACATTTTTAAAACTATTTTAAAAAAATAATGAAAATAAAATATTTCAATGAAAAATGAATGTTATACAACCTTATATTAGCGATACTTTAAAAAATACATTGATTGATATATTTCAATCAATTGCACCTCATTTTGAATCAAATACAAATTTAATAAATCATAAATTATTTTATTGTAATAAATGGGAAGATACCAGAAATAAACATACATATCTTTTAGATATGTTACGTAACGAATGTGATAGATTACGTGTTTTGATGGAAGAAAATACTCTATTACAAATAAATTATATTTGTGCTCCTCCTGATTGCACCGACCAACTGTTTCATATAGACTATTTAGGAGATAGTATTAGTATATTTATACCATTAGTTGATTTAAGTGATTTAAATGGAACGGAATATTTATATTTTTATGACGAAAAAAATTATTTGCTGTTTTTTGATTTAATGTTAGAAATGAGCGATAACTATTTTACAAAAAATAAAGCAATTGAATATATGATATCGAAAGGTTTTATATATGAAAAAGATTTTTGTTTTAAATGTGCAAATGCATGTGCTTATTCAATTATTGAAATGCCTTATTATGTTTATCATCGTGGTCAGAAAAATAAAACAAATCATAATAGAATTATGTTAAATATATTATTTTCTAGAAATAATGCTTATGACTATCCTATTGATGAAGTTATTGAAGATTCTGAAGTTGATGAACAACAAAGATATACTACAATATTAGAAAAAAGAAAAGAAAATGAAAACTAGAATGAAAATTTATTCAATTTTTAATTTTATTTAATGTTTATTTACACTTACAATTACACTCCATTTTACCTGTTTTACCTCTTACACCTTCTATACCGCGAGGTCCTTGTCCTCCTTGTTGTCCGTTATGACCTGTTTGACCTCTATCACCTTCTTCTCCTTTATCACCTTTTTCACCTTTATCTCCAGTTAGTCCTTGTTTTCCAATTGGTCCTTCATCTCCCATTAATCCCATTTCACCATTACGTCCTTTATTACCAGTTGGACCAGTTGAACCTTGATTACCAATAGGTCCTTGAATACCAATAGGACCTTGACTACCTATTTCACCTTTATCTCCTTTTTCTCCTTTTTCACCTTTATTTCCAGTTGGACCAACATTGCCTTGTAATCCATTTTTACCTATTATACCAGTTGGTCCAGTATGTCCTATATCTCCAATTGGTCCTTTATCTCCAATAGGACCTTTTGGACCAAGATTATTTGGATTTTCTTTACATAATTTTATCATTATATTTTCTAATGCAATTTTATCTATTGCTATAGTTGGGTCAATTCTTTTTTCTATTTCATTTATTTTTGTTTCTAATGTAAAAATAGTTTGACACGAAGCATTATATTTATTCATTAAAGTAATATGAGATGATTTTAATTTATTCATTTCATCATTTAATTTATTTATATTTTCAAGAGATTTATTTAAAAGAGTTGCTAGAGTATCCATTTATCTTTTTAGAAAAAAGATAACAAATATCTTTTAAATATATTATCTAATAATAAAATATCTTTTTAGAAAAAAGATAACAAAAATATCTTTTAAACTATCTTTAAAATATCTTTTAAAATATATTATTAGATAATAAAATAATTTATAAAATTAAGCGATTATAGTGTAATTGATTACAAACCAAATTATACTATAAAATACTACTATTTTGTTCTATATATTTATTTAATTTTGTTTCTTTCATAGAGCAATAATTCATTAAATTATCATATATTTTACTTTTTTCATCACTATGTTGTTTACTTTCTAATTCTTTATATAGATTAATAACAATATTAATTTCACGTTCATTCCATAACCCATATAAAAATTTATGTATATCTTTTAATTTATTAATATTAATACTTTCTTTATTAAAGTCTTGATGTTCTTGAATACTTTCTTTTTTTAATTCTTCTTTAATTTCTGTTTGATTTTCTATAATAATTGTTTCATTATTTTCAGATTTATTTTTATGTTTATTTTTATTCTTATTAAAATGACTTGAATTAGTAGTAGTTGTATTAGTAGTTGTATTAGTAGTATTAGTATTAGTAGTATTAGTAGTATTAGTATTAGAAGTATTATCATTATTCTTATTTTCATATGTCTCATCTAATAATTCACTTGTAAGTTTATCAATATCTAATGATTTTATACCCATTTTTGCTATTAATGTAGCATTTTTTTGCATCAAAATAATAATGTAATAATCTAGAGTATGTTGAATTGTAGCATATTCGCTATACGCATTTTTTAACATTTTTAAACCTATGACTGCATTATTAAATATATATATCATATCCATATTTTTATCATTCCAATACCATTCAACACTTTTTTGTATAGGTAAATATAAATTATGTAAATGTTCTCTATTATCACCATACATAAATCTTATCATGCCTTGTATATAAGTAGGTGCATTAAAACAAAGACAATTATTCTGTATACTTATTTTTGTTCCAGAATCAAGAAAACGAAGCAGTGATAATTTTATTAAACAACTAAATGGGTCTATGATAACATTATGTTCTGTTTTTTTTTGAAATAAAGACTTTAAACCTTGTAATGCTCCAGATGCTATTATATCATTCATTTTACTTATTATTATGTTTTTATTATGTTTTTATTATGTTTTCTAATTTAATAACTATTTTAATATTTTTTATTTATTATTAAGTTTATACTAAATTTATTCTTTATTCATTATTTATTTAAAATTATTTTTATACTTTAAAAATTGATTTTATAATTTATAAAATTGATTTTTTATAATTTAGTTTATTATTTATTATTTATTATTTTAAAAAAATGAATCCTATTTTTAATCAACAAGGGTTGAATCAACAAGGGTTGAATCAACAAGGGTTAAATCAACAAGGGTTAAATCAACCATTTATTATTAATAATCAAGGACAATATATTCCTGTAATGATGATGCCTGGAAACCAACAACAAATACAACAAAATCCGTTTATGGTTATGAATCAACCTCAAAATTTAATGCCTGTTCCTATGGTTCAACAACAACTACAACAAGCTCAAAATTTTATGAATGTACCTATGGTTCAACAACCTCAACTAATGAATATGGCTCAAAATCCTTTTATTATGTTACAGCAACAACAATATCAACCGCAATATCAACCGCAACAACAACCTATTTTTAATATGGGACAACAAATACCTAATCTTGAAGGTAATGGTAAAGGTAATAGTGATAATATTATTGCTAATTTTATGGGTAATATTGCTTTAAATCAACAAGATAAGCCAGCTAAACCTAAAAAAGACACTTCGTTTAATGCTTCTAAAAATAATAGTAATGTTATTAAATATATTGAACCATATAATGATAATGAAGCACATTTTGATGCTACTAATTTTCCTAATGAAAAATATAGAACAATGACACTCAATGGAGAGGAACAAGAACGTGAAGCTAAAGATATAAATAAATATACATTAGAAACAGGTCATATTATGGATAAACATAATAAAAGTATTCCTCAAGATAATATGAAAGGATATGCGAGTATTTATGTTAGATGTAGTAATCCAAATGGTATTAGTATTGATACTCAAATGAAAGCATGTTTAAAATATGCTAAAAATAGAGATTTAGTATTGAAAGGTGTTTATATTGATGATGGTGTTAGTGGAAGAAATGGTAAAAATTTAAAAAATGGTGAAATTGGATTTTGGAAAGAACATATTGAAAATTATTCAAATTTACTTATTTATTCTGCTGATAGATTAACACGTCATTTATTTAGTGGCTTACAATTTCTTAATACAATGCAAGAAAAAGATATTGACGTTCATTTTGTAAATAATGAAGTTATTTATAATAAACGTATTAGTGCTATGAATAAAAGTTCTATTCAACAAGAATTACA